CGGCAGTCAAGATCACTGAGCCACCAGACGCTTTCGGTCAAGGCGGCGGCGTGATCGACTTCCAGATGTGGGAGAACCTGCGAGAAATGGTGGAGCTGCTAGGGACTCACCGGCTACTCTCGATCCTCAAGGCTCGACAGGTCGGACTTTCTTGGCTTATAGGCGCTTACGCACTATGGAAAGCACAGTATTTCAAAGGGTCGGTAGTCCTGATCTTCTCTCAGGGACAAGGCGAAGCAACGTCACTTCTCGGAAAGATTCACTCGATCTGGGACAATTTACCAGCTCACCTGCAAGAACCGATCGGACTCGACAACTCGACCACTATCGAATTCCCGAATATGAAGTCGAAGATTGTCGCACTACCGTCAACCGAGAAGGCTGGGCGATCTGAAACCGCATCACTCGTTATCCAAGACGAGGCAGACTTCCACGACAACATCGATGAAAACTACGCAGCTGTAAAACCGACGATCGATAGTGGTAACGGGCAACTCATTCAAATCTCAACTGTCAACAAAAAGAAAATGTTGTCGATGTTCAAAGAGATTTACCGCAACGCTCGCAAGGGTGGCGCTCCGGTAGTAAAAGGCGCAAAGCACAACGGATTCGTTTCAAAGTTCTTTTCTTGGAAAGTACGACCGAATCGAAATCAAGCGTGGTACGACCGAGTAGAATCCGAGGCTCCAGAGACCGCTGAAATGTCAGCGCTGCTTTACATGGAGCAGGAATACCCCAACACCGAAGAAGAAGCACTCAGACCTTCACGAGTCATGGCGGCGTTCGACCAAGAAGTTCTCGACTATATGTTTGAGCATGAAACCAAAGAGCCTCTTGAGACTCGTGAGAACGGGATCGTCCGAGTGTGGCAACTCGCAGCTCCCGGTAGGCGATACGTGGCGTTTAGCGACACTTCTCACGGAACTGGTGGTGACGCAGCCATTACGTGCGTCATGGACGTAGCAAGCGGAGTAATAGTTGCAGACATCAAGAGCAAACTCCTCCCGCCTCAAGAATTCGCAATGCACTCATTCAATCTTCTTGATGAATACTACAATCCGCTTTGGGGCATAGAAGACAACGACTGGGGCATCACTACCATCCGAACGGCTCAAGAAATGGGCTACCGGAATCTTTACGAGAGAAAGACGCGTGACGGCAAACCTAGCGGTAAGGTTGGGTGGCACACTGACGATGTAAGCCGTGTTGCGCTCTACGGCGATTTGATTCAAGCTATTCACAAGCACCACATCACTATCCCAGCTCGGGACGGTGTGGCAGAATTTATGACAGTGATCCGAAACCCTCAGAAGAATGGGCGAGTCGAAGCACTCGTCGGAACACACGATGATTACCCGATCGCAGTAGGCGGCTGTTGGCAGCTCCGAAACGATGCGGCGATACAATCCACAGTTACGGAGATATACAGTTTTGGCGACCAAAACGAAAACGAAGTCGAAAGCTAAAGCTAAGACGAAGGCTCCCCAGACATCAGCTGAGGATCAATACGACGCAAACCAAGCCGAAGAAGGGCTTTGGGACGATCCGGGTCGCATCATGGACGCAATCAAGATTGCCCAAAATGAATTTGAAGGACTTCGCGACCGCTTTCAAGAAGACTTTGAGCAAGGCTACCAACTCCAGCCTTATGAACCAAAGTCAGGATATGAGAGTTACACCAGCTCAGCTCCCAAAAACTTCTTCGACAAGATCGTTGACGGAGTAAACCGAGCGGCTCTAACTATTCATGTGAACACGGGCGAAGATGCTCAAGAAGATGAACGAGCTGACGCAAACGAAGCAGAGTTATTCCTAGAAGGTGCGCTCAACCATATCGATCGACTCGGGCGCAAGACTCGCCAAAAGGCTCTACGTCGCCAACTAGCGTTCTTTTCTGGTATCCGTGGATGGGTTGTCATGCGAGCGCTCGTGTACGTCCCAATGAACGAAACCGAAACTAAGTTTGACGTTAAAGTATGGGACCCAATGCACGTTTATTGGGAAGATGGCGTTGACGGAGCTATCTGGGTCGCTCACCAACGAAAAGCCACTCGCTCGCAGATTTACTCCGAATACGGCGTAAAGATCGAAGGCAAAGACGGAATGGTAACTGACTTCTGGACAGAAGATCAGAACATGGTCTTAGTTGATGCGACTTGGCTCAAGGAACCTACCAACCACAACATAGGTCACGTTCCAGTATTTATCGGCAACGTCGGCGATATGCCTGATATTCAAAATAAAGACTTCTCGGGCGACAACATTGGAGTTCACAACACTCTTGAGTATCAAGGTGAGTCCGTTTGGACAGCAGCTCGTGGTGTGATCGAGCCTCGTAACCGATATATCTCTCAGCTCATGGATACCGCCAAACGATCCGTTGCTGGGTCGTTGGTTCACAAATCTCCAAAGGGTGATAAGAAGATCAAGGGTGATCCGTATGCCAGCTTCCAAGCAATTCCCATCGAAGAAGGAGAGTCTATTGAACCTCTCGAACTTCCGACAGCTCCTCCAGAAACGGCAGCAATACTCGGACTTCTCGATCACGATTGGCAACAGTCCACTCTCCCATATCCTCTTGCCTACGGAGGATCGGCAGCTGCGGAGTCTGGTCGAGCGCTCGCAATCCGTATCGAAGCTACCCGTTCCGCTTACTCCCCAAGAACTCACCTGCTAAGAGAGGCGTATCAGTGGCTCTCAGAGGAGCTTCTTAGTCAGTTCGCTAACAAAGCAATAGGCAACAAAAAGATTGAGCTGTACGGCGACAACCCAATGACCGACACGTTCTTTAGGAACGGATATACACCGACCGACATCAAGCCAGAATGGATCGTTGATGTCATCGTTGAGCCTCGATTGCCTCGTGATGAGCAGGTCGAGATTGAAATGGCTATCTCTGCATCAACTCCACGAGCCGAAGGAAAGCAGCCGCTTATGGCTGTATCGTCAGCTCGTAAGCAAATTATGAAGTTGAAGAACCCTGACCTCGAAGAACAGAAGGTTCTCGCCGAAGAAGGAAAAGAAATCCCGCCGATCAAGTACCGACGCATGGCAGCAGCCGTCGAAGCGCAGGGCGATCCAGAGGGCGCTAAGCTTATAATGGAATGGCTCGAAGGCGAGGAGATGAAGAACCGCCAAGCTCTAGCATCCGAACAAGGCGGTGGCGCTCCCCCACCAGCAGCAGCAGAACAGCGACCAGCAGCAGCTCCACCATCCGAAGATGAAAAGGCTGTGGTTGAAGCCGTGATGAACGCTCTGGTACAGTATGGGAGAGAAGATTTAGCAAAAGAGTTAGCTGGCGCACTTGACGGTACGACACCGCCTCGTGATGGACTCATTCAGGAAATTATGCAAATTCTAGGTGAATCAAACCCAGAACTAGCGCAAGCATTTACAGTCGCTCTAGGCGGCGGTCAACCAGCAGGAGCATAGGAAATGACACCAGAAGAACTGGCAGCATTAGCAGCAGCGGAGCGCTCAGCTCAAGCCACCGAGGATACTGGCAGTTTTGAAGCTATCTTCAACAACGTAATGAATATCCCTACCGCTGGCAGGGACGTTTACACCAACTGGCTAGCGAACCGATGGCGTGAAGCTGCCTCTAACTGGGCGCTCAGCTCAAGCGACCAGTTGAACCGTACAGCCGTGATGGATACCGAAGTTGGTTCACCTACATACGGTCAGCAGAAATTTACTGAGGAAGCTGTTCTTGATGCCGAGGGAAATGCTACCGACGAGATGAAGAAGAATCTCACTTGGGACCTCGGCGAAAGAGTCGGTGAGAGCTTTGAGGAATACATGACACGCCTCAAAGACTCCACTGAGTTATTCGGAGGAACATCTCAGGGAAACAATCGTATGCCAGTTGGTTACGCAGGTTATGGCAATGGCATGACTGACCCTGTTGGGACAGCTGTTGACCCAGCGGGTCGTGGCAATGCAAATTTCCGACTTAACCAGCTCTCGGGTATGGGTGGTGACGAGCAGCGTGGAGTCTTCGAGTCTCTCAGCAGATTGCTTAGTGGTTCTGGAATTAGTGGTTCTCAAGTAGGCAACGAAGCATTTTTGAACGCATCAGAAAATCGATTCGGTCGCCGTGGCGCTGCGGCAGTTGGCGACCGCATATTCAACCGAAACGAAGCTCTTGAGTACGATCGTGCGAGACTTGCAGGGGATTACGGACAGAACGACTCATTCTTGAACACTCGACTTAGCGAACTTCGACAGCGATATGGATTCTAAATGGCACTCACACCATTCCTAAAAGACTTTCTCGAAGCCAACCCTAATCAGGCTGGCGTTCAAGCTGCAATCCCTGTGGCTGGCGACTTTGGTGGCAGCGGAAGAACTGCGTCTATCGCTGGGTCAAACCAGTTTCAAGAATACTGGCGTGGTCAAGCAGGTAACGTATACAACCAGTACCTCGGGGAGTTCGCTCGGAACCCCGTAGCCTCAGCTGCTAAGGGCGGTCTCGGGGGATACCTTGAAAGGTTCCCGTGGCTTACCAAATTCCAAGACCTCTCACCCGCCAGCCGGGGCGAGCAACCGACGAGGTACGCTCCTAGAGTTAGATGGAGTGGATAAATGGCGTTCAATGCGTTCGAGTCTATTGCTAACGACTTTTCAAGCACTCGTAAGAAACTCAAGCGGTACTCATCCTCTCCAGAGGGACTGAGACCAGCCGCGCCACCAGCGCCTCCACCAGCCGCTCCACCAACGCCAGTGGCTCCCGCTCGTACTCCTGTTGCCGCTCCGGTAACTCCACTATCATCTGGTGTTGCCGAGGCGCTTGCTGCTTTGCAACAGCCTCGCCCAATGGCAGCTCAGCCTACCAAGATGCCAACTGATGTTGCTGTGGCTCTTGGTGCTTTGCAGCAGCGTGGCGAAAAGTTCGGTGTCGATACTACTGAGTTCAACTATGCAGCTCCCGACTGGGGCAAAGTTGCTGCACAGATGGGCGAAGTAAACAAAGTCTTCGACGAGATGGATTCCGAAATTGAAGCTCCCTCATTTGAGGGGCGCCAAAACGGTGGTCTCTACGGGGTAATCGACCGCAATCTTGGCAGCAACTACCCTCATCTATTTGCAGAAAGCAACCCTGACGCATCGTTTTGGGATCGCTCAATAGGACGTACAACTGGAGCCGTAGGTCGTGGCTTACGGCAGACAGTCGGGCGACCCGCACTTGGTGTTGGTCGAGCGATAGGCGAGGTTGCTCAGGACTGGGTAGGCTCGAATGAAGAAGCAATCGCCAATCTTGACCGTTCTGAAGGAGAAGTTGTATCAAGTATTTTCTCTGATCTAGGAGTTGTTGATCCAGAACAGTGGAATGATCTTATAAAAACGGAAGGTCAAGTCAAAGCGGACTTGCTTCTTTCTCGGCGTATTCTTGCGGAAATGGGTTCAAGCTCATTTGAAACTGGCACTCAAGCAACGAGTAAGTTTACAGATGAAGAAAACTTGGCTCGTAACCAATATCGAATTAAGAGATT